CCGGAGTACGCAGGAGGAATAACGCTGCCTGCGAAATCAAAACAACGGCGTTATCTTTAGCCTTTTATAGACAGCACAGTAATAAATATTGCTAAACTGCTACTAAAGGAGCTACAGTGAAAAAGCAAGAACTAACGTACCTAGTGCGTGAATATGGTGATGCCATAATTACTTATCGTAGTGAACAATCAAATAAGTTAAAGTACAACGTCTGTACGCTCGACTTCTCCATACCTTATATTCAAGGTAAAAAGAACAGAGCAAAAGAGACTGAAGATACTTTACTATTTTTCTGTTGGGATACAGACTCTTATCGTCTACTTAAACCGAGTAGTGTATCTAGCGTATTACCTCTCTCCTCTATTCTTAAAAATGAAGGTAGAAGATAATGGAGCTTTTCGAAGCCCCAGAGGCTTATTCGCGTGTAATACACTACGACGAAGTTAAAGAAGTGCAGGTTCGTCTCACTATTAATACTTTCCGAGGTATAGAATATATTCACCTCCGAAAGTACTATATGGATTTTGATGAAGAGTGGAAGCCAACACCAGAAGGTGTAGCTATGCCACTTGACTTTAATAATTCAAGAGAGCTGTTCGCAGGTCTTATAGAGATACTTTCTCTAGCAGAGTCCAAATCTGTACTAGAGGAACATTTCTTGGATTTAATTCAAGACTTGTATAAATAAATCTTGACTAATAGCTAAAACTGACGTATAATATCTTTTCAAATTTAGGAAAACATATGCGAAGCCTTTTAGACAATGCGAGTAAGTTATACTATGAAGGTTGTCCTATCCTTTCGGATAATGACTTTGACCTTCTTGCTGCTAAACACAATTATCATACTGTGGGATACACTGTTACAGATGCCATAGAGCACACATTTCAGATGTATAGTCTCCAAAAGTATTTTAATTTAGCAGATGCTCCATTGCTTCACGGATACATATGTACACCTAAACTTGACGGAGCTGCTGTATCCCTTCTATATATAGACGGGACATTCCAGTTAGCTCTGACACGAGGTGATGGCATTCAGGGTCGCGACATCTCAGATAAACTTAGGCTTATCGTCCCTAGTAGTATATCTACGAAGGGTGTAGTCCAGGTTACTGGGGAGATCGTTTCTCCTAAATCCATACCTAATGCTCGTAATTACGCTGCGGGTGCATTGAATCTTAAGGACTTGCAAGAGTTCAAGAGTAGAGATGTGACCTTCGTAGCTTACGACATGGTTGGGCACGATATGAGTACCTTTGAGAGAGTTATGGCTGAATTAAGCCAGGACGGGTTCAATGTTGTTACCTCATTTGATGCTAGTAACTATCCTACTGATGGTAAAGTGTTTCGCATTAATTGCTATAATACTTTTCATGAGATGGGATTTACTGCTCACCACCCTCGTGGGGCGTTCGCTCTTAAGGAGCAAGCGGCCGGTATTGTTACTACCTTGTTAGACGTTGTCTGGCAGGTTGGTAAGAGCGGGGTTGTAAGTCCAGTAGCTATACTAGAACCAGTTACGATTGGGGAAGCAACTGTTGGGCGTGCAACTCTGCACAATATTCAGTATATTAGAGAGTTAAATTTGGAGATAGGCTGCCAAGTGGAAGTTATACGTTCAGGGGAAATTATACCTCGCGTAGTTCGACGTATAAATGTTAGTCTACCTGAAGAAAAATAATTCTTGACAAAGATGTTTAAAAGCCGTATAATATACTTTCAATTTCAGGAGATACCAGATGATAGCAATCCAAGCCCCAACACATTGCCCAAGTTGCAATGCGGTTTTGGAAAGCGTCAACTATCTTCTGTATTGTCGTAACGCATCTTGCGGAGCGAAAATAGGAAAACTTATAGAACACTTTGCATCCTCTTTGAAAATCAAGGGACTAGGCCCAGCCACTATACGAAAGTTAGACATTCAAGAATTGAATGAGCTTTATTCGTTTGGAAGCTCTATGGAGCTTTCTATTCTCCTTGGGTCAGAGAGACTTGCAAGTAAACTAGAAGAAGAACTACAACGCTCACGAAATGCACCACTTAATGTGTTATTACCTGCTTTTAGTATTCCTCTTATTGGAAAAACTGCTGCACAAAAACTCGCGAAGGTCTGCAATACTATAAATGATATAGACTATGATAGATGTCGTGCTGCAGGTTTGGGAGAGAAATCTACCGCCAGTTTATTAAGTTGGTTAGAGCTAGAGTATCCTCTAGTGAAAGACTTACCTTTTAGCTGGGAGTTCGTAAAACCACAGAATACCTCTATAGTGAAGGGTATAGTATGTATAACTGGCAAGTTAGTCAGTTATAAAACGAAAGCCCTTGCACACGAAGCCCTTCAAGAGAATGGCTATGAGGTTAAAAGTAGTTTAACTAGAGATGTAACTATTCTAGTGAACGAAAGCGGAATTGAGTCCGCAAAAACTAAACAAGCCAGAGCTGCTGGCGTAACTATTGTAACTAATCTTTTAATTTTAACTGGAGAATAAATATATGTCCTCATTACCAAAATGGACCGAAGAACGTACCGCCCAATTGACAACCTTTATCGGTGACGAAAGTCCCGTCTCTCAAGCTTCTGTAGCTGCTGCTGCTGAAGACCTTGAAACCTCTACTCGTTCCGTTTCTAGCAAGCTGCGAAAAATGGGCTTCGACGTAGACTTGGCTTCTGCTGGTGCTTCACGCGCTTTCTCAGAAGCTCAAGAAGACACTCTGTCTGCATTCGTGCAAGACAACAGTGGTGAATATACTTATGCTGAAATTGCTGGTCACTTTGAAGACGGCGCTTTCTCACCTAAGTCTATTCAAGGCAAGATTCTGTCTATGGAACTGACTGCCCATGTCAAACCTGCTCCTAAAGTAGAGAGTGTTCGCACTTACTCTGTCGATGAAGATGCTGTGTTTGTTAAGATGGTCGCAGACGGCGCTTTCGTAGAAGACATCGCTGCCGAACTCGGTCGAAGTGTAAACTCTATTCGTGGTAAGGCTCTGAGCCTCCTCCGCGCTGGTGAGATTGACGCTATCCCCCGTCAGGCAACTACCAAGTCAGCCGCTAAGGAAGACCCTTTGGCTGGTATTGATAACATCGGCAGTATGACTGTTGAAGCTATCGCAGAAGCAATTGGTAAAACTGCTCGGGGTGTTAAGACTATGTTGACTCGTCGTAAAATCAGTGCTTCTGATTACGATGGTGCAGCTAAGAGTGCAAAAGCTGCGGGTTAATTCCTAGCAGTACTGTTTAAATAGCAGCCACTGGGTTTTACTCCGTGGCTGTTTAACATCGAATTTGGGAGAATTACGGTTAATATTGCAAGTGCATTAATAAATAAAGTGTTAACGCTTCAGGACTTTCAGACCTGGAGTGTTACTCATAGGCATTATCTGCCTGCTGAGTATCATGCACTTTATAATATAATTGATAAGCACTGCGAAAAGTTCCATGAAATGCCCTCATTCGATGATCTCAAGCTTGAGATTCGGGATAGTGCTACTAAAGAAAAGTTGTATGCAATTCAAAGCGTTGAAGTTGACGCTGATGCATACATGCTTCTTCAGTACCTAAAGAACGAATATGCTCAGAAAGAGATACTCAACTCGCTCGAAGATTATATTGACAACAGTGTATCTTTTGAAGACGCACAAGAGTCAGTAGATCACCTACACCAGATTGTCCTAGACATTGAAAGTAAGGTTGATTTAGAAGATCCGCAAGAAAGTATGCAACGTATTGACTTGTTCGAGCCAGAAGAGGAACTAGAGAAGTATGTCCCTCTCGGTCTAAACGCCGAGTATGACTTATCAACACAATTCTCTCCCAGGGACTTGGTAATGGTAGGTGGTAAACGGGGCGCAGGTAAGTCTGTAATCTGTGCTAATATTGCACAGAATGTATTTGCTAGTGGTAAGTCTGCTATTTATTTCACTATTGAGATGGATAGCAGAAATATCCTGCAGAGATGCTGTTCTATTGCGACTGGTGTTCCATTCAATAGATTAAGAACCAAAAATCTTAGTCTGACTGAGTGGGAGAAAGTCGCAGGTTGGTGGGCATCTAGGTTTAAAGGTGGGCAAGACCGTTTGAAAGAGTATAAAGTCGACCGAGACTTTGCTAAGTTTCATCATAATCTAACTAACAACTGTGAGCTTCTCCCAACTCAACAGTTAGACGTAGTTTATGACCCGTCACTTACACTGTCCAAGATTAGGGCCGAGCTTGATAAAAAAGTGCGACCCCTGAATGTTGGTATTATCGTAGTTGACTATATAAACCAAGTAAAACGCTCTAACCTACCTTCTAGAACAGGTGGCCAGTACGACTGGACAGAGCAGATAGAAGTGTCTAAGGCTTTAAAGTCTATGGCACAAGAGTATGACGTTACCGTCTTCTCACCGTATCAGACAGATGCTAGTGGAGAAGCTCGTTTCGCAAAGGGTATTTTGGATGCAGCAGACGCGGCATTCACGTTGGAGACCTGGGATCACGAGGATAATTGTATTACCCTCAACTGTGTGAAAATGCGAAATGGTGCTATGACTTCATTTACATCAGTAGTAGATTGGGAAAGCCTGAAAATTGGCCCCGAGTCGGCTCTTACTCCGCAAGAGAGAGACGCCTCGGCTTCTAAAACTGGTGAAAGTATCAATGATATTTAAAAAAAGTTCTTGACTTTCCTCCTCCACTCTAGTATAATATTGTTTCTAGAGTGAAGGAGGTTTTTTTGGCTCCGTAAACGCAAAGAGGATTGTACATAGTGAACGTGGAAGAACTGCTAAAATCAAGGGATGTATATTTTATACCTAAAGGTGGAGACTTCTTAGTTTCCTGTCTTAACCCTGAACATGCAGACAGAAATCCTAGTATGAGGATTGACCAAATCACTGGCATATTTCAATGCTTTTCTTGTGAATTCAAAGGTAATTTGTTTACCTATTTTGGGGAAAAGGCAAATCAACTACAACTACGACGAGAACTTCTTAAAAAGAAACTTAAAGATAAGAGGTCGGAAAGTATTGGTTTGTCTTTTCCCAAAAATAGCATAGCATATACTGGAACATGGAGAGAGATTAAGCCTGAGACATACAAAAGGTTTGAAGCCTTTCAACACTCAGACGGAGACTTTATAGGTAGGATTAACTTTCCTATTAGGGATATTTCAGGCAGAATAGTAGCCTTCAATGGCAGACATACTACAAACGGTACGCCTAAGTATATGATCTCGCCTGCGGGTGCAAGGATGCCTTTATTCCCTATAGTTAAGCCGATACAAGGTTGTGTTATCTTAGTAGAAGGTATATACGACATGATAAACCTACATGATAAAGGATTAACTAATGCAGTTTGTACGTTTGGCACAAAGAACATCAATGAAGATAAGCTACGAATGCTTTCTATACAGGGAGTAGACACTGTAGATATATTCTTTGATGGAGATGATGCAGGACAAACAGCAGCAGAAAGAGTTAAGATAATGTGTGAAGAGGCAGAATTATTAACTAGAAATGTATGTTTAAAAGGCACAGACCCAGGAGCTTTAAAAGAAGCACAAGTAAGAAAACTAAAAGATAAATTATATAACTAGAGGTTATACATGACGAGCCCACGAGTCGCTCTAATAGAGACTAAGAGAAGTAAAACAAACTACAAATCTGAATTTGATCATGAGTTCGAATTTGACCAATATCAGCTATGTTCTAATCCTACCATTACGAAAGTACTGAAACGAGATTGTGACATAGAAATTAACATTGATGCCTATGACTGGATTATTCTAGTAGGTAGTGATGCTTTGAAATACTTTACCAAAATTAACTCAGTTACTGAATATTCTGGTAAGAAGGTAGATGAAAAATTTCTTCCTGTAATTAACCCCGCAATGTTAGCTTTTAAGCCAGAGGCTAGAGGTACATGGGAAACTTCACGCGATAATATCATTAAGCATATTAAAGGTGAGATTGAAGATGTAACTATTACTAGTGAAAATGCGTATGGCATTGAAAATACTGAAGAAGCTAATGCCTATATTCAAGCAGCAATTGATTCTCCTACAGAATATGTTGCTCTTGACTCCGAAACAACGGGTCTGTACCCACGAGATGGATACATGCTTGGAATATCTTTGTCTTACCAAAGAGACAAAGGTGTTTATATTAATACAGAGTGTTTTGATGAAAAAACTGAAGAGCTTCTTCAGCAGCTATTTGATAAGAAGATAGTAGTATTTCATAACGCTAAGTTTGACGTTGCTTTCTTTCAGTACCACTTTAACTTTAACTTTCCTCAGTTTGAGGACACAATGTTGCTCCATTACCTCATAGACGAGAATCCTGGAGGGCATGGCCTTAAGCAGCTATCTATTAAGTACACTCCATACGGGGACTATGAAAAGCCCATGTATGAGTGGATGGATAACTATAGAAGGGAGCATGGCATACTAAAAGACCAATTTACTTGGGATAGTATTCCTTTTGAGACTATGAAGACATATGCTGCGATGGACGCAGTATGTACCTTCCTGCTCTACGAAAAGTTTGTAAAGATTAAGCAGAACAAAAGACTGAAGAACGTCTACGATAATATATTGATACCTGGGTCTAAGTTTTTAACTGATGTTCAGGATAATGGAGTACCTTTTGACAGGGATAGACTTATTGTCTCGCAGGAGTTAATGCAAAAAGAAATTGATGAGGCAATTGCTCAGTTGTATAAACATCCTGCTATATCAAAATTTGAGACAATTAATGGAAAAACTTTTAACCCTAATAGCACTGTCCAGCTTAGATCTCTTTTGTTTGACTTTCTTGGTCTACAGCCTACGGGAAAGAAAACTGGTACAGGAGCAGCTTCGACAGATGCGGAAGTTCTTGGAGAGCTGGCCGAACAGTCAGAAGTACCAAAACTTATCCTTGCCATACGACAAAAGTCGAAAATCAAGAATACTTACTTGGATAAAATCATACCGCAACTGGACAGAGATTCTAGGCTTCGTACAGGGTTTAACTTACATAGTACTACTTCTGGTCGCCTTAGCTCTAGTGGTAAGCTCAATATGCAGCAACTACCTAGAGATAACCCTATAGTAAAGGGGTGTATTAAAGCTGCCCCAGGACATAAGATTGTAGCAATGGACTTAACAACAGCAGAAGTATATGTTGCAGCCATTCTAGCAGAAGATAAAGCACTCATTGAAGTGTTCCGTAGTGGAGGTAACTTTCATAGTAGTATTGCGAAGAGAGTATTTGGTCTACCATGTGATGTAGAAGATGTTGCAGAGTTGTACAAAGATAAAAGACAGGCTGCTAAAGCAGTAACATTTGGTATTATGTATGGAGCTGGCCCTAAGAAGATTAGTGAGCAAGTAACAAAGGATTCGGGCAAGTACTTTAGCCCGCAAGAGGCCACAGAAGTAATTACTGAGTACTTTAATGAGTTCCACAAGCTAAAAGAATGGATAACTAATAATCAGACTTTTATTGCGGCAAATGGATTTATTTATAGTTACTTTGGCCGTAAAAGGAGATTACCCAATGTCGGATCTACTGACGCAGGTATTAAAAGTCATAGTATTAGGTCTGGTCTTAACTTTTTGGTGCAGTCTGCTGCTTCTGATATTAACTTATTAGGCGCTATAGATATGGGAGCACACATTAAGGCGAAGAAAATGAAAGCTCGAATATTTGCTTTAGTACATGACTCTATTCTAGCAGAAGTGCCAGATGATGAAGTAGATTCATATGTAGAACAGTTACAGAAGTATATACAAATGGATAGAGGATTGTCTATCCCAGGTGCCCCAGTTGGTTGTGATTTTGAGATTGGGGATGATTATTCAATGGGTAAATTCGAGAAGATATATGGTTGACCAAGCAAAGGCCAATGAATTAGCGGAATACCTAGGATTATCTGGGTATGGTGCAGTAATTAATGTAGGCTCTTATAGAGACATAGTATTGTCTACAGATGGAGTAGGTACTAAGCTATTAATTGCTGAGTACTTTAATAAGTTTGATACTGTAGGTATTGACTTAGTAGCAATGTGCGCTAATGATATATTATGTGTTGGTGCTCGCCCTCACAGCTTTTTAGACTATTATGCTACAGGTTCTCTGAACATGGATAAAAGTAAAGAGATTCTAGGGGGTATTATAAAAGGCTGTGAGTTAGCGGGCTGTAAGTTAGTAGGTGGAGAAACTGCTCAGTTAAACCCAATGTTCTTTAAGAAGGCTTGGTTTGATTTAGCTGGTTTCATCATGGGAGTAGTAGTACAAAGACTTCCTTCACCTTTCATAGCTGTAGGAGACTATGTTGTAGGTATTCCTAGTAGTGGAGTTCATAGTAATGGTTTTACCACTATTAGGATGAATGTAAAGGAATGGACAGAAGACTTGCTCACTCCCACCAGAATATATACCAATGAGATTATGAATAATCTGACTCATATTAAAGCATGTGCTCACATAACAGGCGGAGGTATTCATGGGAACTTGCCACGGGTGCTCAACGGCTTTAACTATAGTATCGACCTTACACTTGACCCTTATTGGAAGAACCTTAAGAAATTAGTAGGAATGAGCACAGCGCAGATGGAGAATACGTTTAATTGTGGCTGGGGGATGTTATTAGTAGTAAGTGACCCAGATATGTTAGATATACCAGATGCTAAAGTACTTGGACGAATAGTACCATAATAGTCACATATAAAACAGCCCATAAGTTAAAGTTTCCAGTATATTTGTTACCCTCAGATAACTGGATGCTGGCTGATGGACTATTATTTATAGATAGTGCCTTATTAGATGACAAAAATATGCCAGGAGCTACTTTAGGGATTCGTAGAGCACAAAGCCCTCATAGAAAGCAGTATAAGTTAAAAAGTGCAGTATTTAGTCACAATGGTATATTAAAGCAGTACACAAAGTATTTTATAGATAGTAACGGTATGCCCTTTATTTATGAGAAAACAAAGTTATTAAAGCTATCGTACTTACCAATTAAAAAAGTGATACAAAAGGATGTGGCTTCACTTTTATATGTGAAAGGGTCTAAAAGCCCTTTTACTATACCACGGCCTCCCGAACAAGGAATGACTTGGGCTGGCATTCTGCATCTAAATGGATTTCCCTGGATGCTATATGAGTATTCTGACAAGAAACTCAAAGACACTCATAGAAAAGTGTAGGAACTTATGGCTAAAAAAAATCGCACAATAGCAGGGGCTAGTCTAGACCTGAGAGACATCGAACCTCTTACTAGAAATCAATTAAAGGTTTTTGAGTCAAATAAAAACCTAGTATTGCACGGACTAGCAGGAACAGGTAAAACTTTTATATCTTGTTATCTAGCATTTGACGATATGCTAAAGGATGAATACGACCGATTAGTAATTATTCGTAGTGCAGTACCAACAAGAGATATTGGCTTTTTACCTGGGAATGAGAAAGAGAAGTCTTCTGTCTATGAAGAACCTTACAAAGATATTTGTATTGATCTATTTGGACGGGGTGATGCATACCAGATACTGAAGACTAAAAATATTGTAGACTTTATGACAACTTCCTTCATTCGTGGTATTACGCTACGGAATGCAGTAATTGTTATTGATGAGTGTCAAAATATGTCTTTTCACGAGTTAGATTCTATTATTACTCGTATGGGTGAGAATTGTAGGGTTATATTCTGTGGAGACTTTAGACAGGCTGATTTGAAGAGTGGTCAGAGTGGTATGTTAGACTTTCTTCATGTTTTAAAACGCATGGAAGAGTTTGATTTTATCGAGTTCGAGGTAGAAGATATTGTTCGCAGTAGCTTCGTTAAAAACTACATTATAGCAAAAAATGAACTAGGATTATGAGCAAAGCAGTTATCAGCAATAGAATTTATATGGATTGTTCCCCTGAGTTGCAGTTAGAACTTGATAGGGAGCTTACATATACAATTCCATCATATAACCCTTTAGACCCGCCCCAAGTTATTAAAACTATGGGGCTGATTAGAAGTGGTGTGGTATCGTTACCTATAGGTCGTACTGATTTAATACCAGCGCACTATAGAATAATTGATAACCGGCTTTTTAAGCCAGTAGAATTTCCTGAGTTTAGGTTTCCTCTACGGGATAGTCAACAGAAGGTTTATGATGAAATTGATGATAACGCTATAATTAATGCCTGGGTGAGCTGGGGTAAGACTTTCACAGGTCTTGCTATAGCCGGTAAGCTAGGGCAGAAGACTCTCATAGTAACACATACTGTGCCTTTGAGAAATCAATGGGCAAAGGAAGTGGAGAAGGTTTATGGGTTTACGCCAGGTATAATAGGTAGCGGTAAGTTTGAGATTGATAATAAGATTGTTATTGGCAATACTCAGAGCTTATACCGAAACATTCCCAAAATTCGAAAGGAGTTTGGAACTATTATACTTGACGAAATGCACCATGTTAGCAGCCCTACGTTCTCTAAGATTATAGATACAAACTACTGTAGGTATAAGATAGGGTTATCTGGCACCATAGAACGAAAGGATGGAAAGCATGTTGTGTTTAGAGATTTCTTTGGTAGTAAAATCTTTAGACCTCCAAAGGAAAACTACATGGTGCCTAGCATTCATCTAGTAAAATCAGAAATACGATTTATGGATGGGGCTAGTATTCCATGGGCTAACAGAGTAACTAAATTATCAAATGATGAGGAATATCGTCATACGATAGCAATGCTGGCAGCGGCCTACGCCGCAAGAGGGCATAAAGTATTAGTAGTAAGCGACCGAGTCGCATTCCTCAGAGCTTGCGCCGAGCTGACTGGTGACAGAGCAGTTTGTGTTACGGGTGAGGTATCGCATGAGGACAGGGAGAAATTGGTAGAAGAAGTACTAAGTGGGAATAAGAATGTACTATATGGTACACAAGCAATTTTCTCGGAAGGTATTTCTGTAGATAGTCTAAGTTGTCTTATTCTAGCTACACCAGTTAATAACGAACCTTTATTAACACAGTTAATAGGTCGCGTAATACGGAAAAGGGAAGGTAAGGTAGACCCTGTTATAGTAGACATACACTTAAAAGGCAAAACTGCACAGCGGCAAGCCTCTAATAGAGTGGGGTACTACTTGAAAGAAGGCTACCACATGAAGTACCTTTGAAAAATAATTCTTGACAATTACCCTAAATAGGAGTATAATATTGTTCTTGTATGACTGGCAGAAGGTATATGATGAAGCAAAGGGCAGTGTTGCTTTATGTAATCGTATTATGGAAATGATTATAACCAAACGCATTCCAAAAAATACTTACGATCCAATATATAATCTTGCTACTAAGAATTTCTCAGGCGATAGTTTTCTGGTGCATCCAGACATACTATTGTTTGAGTCATATAAGTATTCGCACCGTGAGACTGCAGAATACTATGCCCTAGCTTCACTGCGAAGTTTGGGGGAATATATCGTCTCTCGAAAAGTAACACTAGATTTACTGCATGTTCCAGTAGATTTGGAGTTTATAAACAATAATAGACTACTGAGTATGGATGAGCATTCCGTTCATTTCTTATACGAAGAAGTCACTAAGGAGAATATACACTAATGGCTATATCATTTAACAATCAAAAAGGTTCTGCACAAAAATCAAGCATGGATACTTTCGTATTCAAAGATGGCGAAAACAAGATGCGCATCGTAGGTGACATTCTTGCTCGTTATGTTTACTGGATTGAAGGCGAGAACGGTAAAAACCTTCCACTAGAATGTCTGTCTTTTGATAGAAACGCAGAGCGTTTTAATAATGCAGAGAAAGATTGGGTTCGTGAGTATTACCCCGATCTTAAATGTGGCTGGTCTTACGCTACACAATGTATCGACCCTAACGATGGTAAGCTGAAAGTTGTAAACTTGAAGAAGAAGTTGTGGGAGCAGATTGTGCAGACAGCACAGGATGGTCTTGGAGACCCTACAGATGTTGTAGATGGATGGGATATTTGCTTTAAGCGAGTAAAAACTGGCCCACTCCCTTACAACGTAGAGTATCAGTTGCAAGTACTAAAGTGCAAAAATCGTCCTTTGAGCGAAGAAGAGATTGAAACAATTTCAGAGCTGAAGTCTATGGATGATGTTATGCCTCGCCCAACACCAGACGCACAGAAAGAACTTCTGGATCGTCTACGAACAGGCAGTAAAGATAACGATGATGAAATGTTAGAGTCTGAGTTTAAAGTAGGATGATTTTATTCACGGCAGATTGGCACATAAAGCTGGGACAGAAGAATGTCCCAGTAGCATGGGCATTAAATCGCTACAATCTATTCTTTCAACAAATCTATGATTTAGAGAAAGAGTGCAATATGCACATTATAGGTGGTGATTTATTTGATAGGCTGCCGAACATGGAAGAGTTGGAACTTTACTTTTCGTTTATTCGATCAGTAAAGATTCCAACCATTATCTACGATGGCAATCATGAAGCTACTAGGAAGAACAAGACATTCTTTACTCAGTTAAAACAAGTATCAAGGGATATTAATCCTTTGATACACATTGTTGATATTTCTTATATTGATGATGATTTAGGCTTTGGTATTCTGCCTTACGCAGATCTACATAGAAAAGACAGTGTTGAACATTTTGATAAGACTAAAGCACTGTTTACACATGTACGAGGTGAAATACCTCCTCATGTAAAGCCTGAGATTGATTTAGAAAGGTTTTCAGAGTTCCCTGTAGTTTTCGCTGGTGATTTACATGCACACAGCAATTGCCAACGTAACATAGTGTATCCAGGCAGTCCTATGACTACCTCTTTTCATAGAAGTGCAGTAAAGACAGGATATATTCTCATTAATGAACACGACTGGACTTGGTTGTGGGAGGCTTTCAATCTTCCACAGCTAATTCGTAAAACAGTAAGTAGTCAAGATGATATGATATCTACGCCTTATGACCATACTATATATGAAATACAGGGCGACATTCAAGACTTAGCAGGTATTAAGAACTCAGACCTTCTTGATAAGAAAGTAGTAGTTCGAAAATCAGAAGCAAGTCTTATTATTAGTAAAGATATGACTGTAGAAGAGGAGCTGATAGAGTACCTAAGCTACATATTAGAAATATCAGAAAATAAAATACCAGACATTCTAGGAACTTATAATGATTACGCTTCAAAAGCTGAAATGGGATAATTGCTTTAGCTACGGCTCAGGCAATGAGCTACAGCTAGATGAAAACATAGTAACACAAATTATCGGTACTAACGGTATGGGGAAGTCCTCCATACCGTTAATTATTGAAGAGGTTCTATATAATAAAAACTCTAAGGGTATTAAGAAGGCAGATATTCCAAATCGTTATATTAATAATGGCTATAATATCTACCTTTCCTTTGTCAAAGATGACGAAAGCTATGAGATAACAGTAAATAGAGGCTCTACTATTAAAGTAAAGCTGGAAAAAGCTGGAGAAGATATCTCTAGCCACACAGCTACAAATACTTATAAGTCTATACAAGATATTATAGGTATTGACTTCAAGACATTTTCACAGCTAGTATATCAGAATACGAATGCTAGTCTACAGTTTCTTACTGCTACTGACGCAAACCGTAAGAAGTTCTTGATAGATTTGTTGCACTTGGAACATTATGTCGAATTGTTCGAGATATTTAAAGAGGCATCAAAGCAATCAGGACTTAGTATTGCAAGTATAACTTCTAAGTTATTGACCGTAGAAAAATGGCTCGAAGATAATAAATTAGGGGATACCAATATAGTACCCCTGTTAGATTTTGATATTAATACATCCGAAGATGAGAAGGCATTGGCTTCTTTGACGATAGAACTTCAAAATATCTCGGAGAAAAATAAAAAAATCAGTAAAAATAATCAATATAAGGCTATTATAAGTACTATTGATATTGCAGCAATAACTGATTCTAGTGTTAAACAGTTAGAAAGCTATGATACTTTGCAGTCTGAAGTAGGTAGTCTAAACGCAGTCGCTGCGGGTGCTCAACGGCTTTTGAAAAAGCTGGAGGGATTGGGGGATACTTGTCCTACTTGTGAACAATCTGTTGATAATTCCTTCAAACAGGGTCTCATGGAGGCGGAAGTGGAGAAGAGTAGCTCCGCTAGTACTAAAATGAAGGAGTTGATGGATGAAATTGAAAGAATTAAAGCGAACAATAATGTCTACGCAGCTAATGCAAAGGCTAAGAAAGATTGGGAAGATTTGTACAGGTCTATTGACCACGGCTTACAAAGTGAGCCTGTGGACAAAGGACAGCTTGATAGTAGGATTTCTAGCTTACAGGAGACACTACAAAACGCAAAAGACACTATATCGAAACTCTCGAAGGAGAATGAACTAAGAACTAAGAAGAATACTAGAATACAAGTAATTCAGGAGCAAACAGATGCGTTTATTGAACAATTAAATGCCTGCCAAGCCGAGTTGGATGATTGTGTTAAATTAGATAATAATTTAGAAGTATTAAAGAAAGCCTTTAGCACTAATGGATTGTTAGCATATAAGATAGAAAACTTAGTGAAAGAGTTAGAAGAGCTAACTAATGAGTATCTTGGAGAACTTTCTGACGGTAGATTCACCTTAGAGTTTGTAGTTTCTAATGATAAGTTGAATGTGCAGATAACGGATAACGGTAATATAGTAGATATTCTAGCTCTTTCTTCTGGAGAGTTAGCTAGAGTTAACACTGCTACCCTTATCGCAATTCGCAAGTTAATGAGTAGTATTTCGAAGTCTAGAATCAATGTATTATTTCTAGATGAAGTCATCAACGTATTAGATGATGCAGGTCGCGAGAAGATGGTAGAAGTACTATTAGGCGAAGACCTGAATACTTACATTGTATCGCATGGATGGACGCACCCACTTCTTGAGAAAATAGAAGTGGTCAAGAACGGGAACGTTAGTGGATTAGAATAGTGGGAGCAGGTAGGAGAAGAGTTTGGTGGGCTTATGATGAGTGTAAACATCATGTAGAAGAAAACAAGTCATGTAGTTATTGTGGCAAGACAGAGGGAGATTATGGTAGATTCGAGAGCGAAGGGAGCGAGAGGGGAGTATCTAGTAAGGGACATGCTTCGAGAGTTAACAGGGCTGAAGTTTGAAAGAGTTCCCGCCTCAGGAGCACTTGAATATTTGAAGGGAGACTTATATGTTCCTAATCAAAGAAACCATTTCTGCATAGAGGTTAAGAACTACAAAGAGTCCCCACTTAGTGATAAAGTATTTACACAACCAAAAACAAATGATTTAATTCGTTGGTGGAAAAAGGTAGTAGTACAGGCAGACGGCGGAGACCAGAAGCCTTTATTATTTTTCAAATATGACCGCTCTAAAGTGTTTGTATGTACAGCCAAGAAACCAGAAGTATGCACAGAGTGGATGTATATCTCGTTTCTTGACTGCTACGCACTACTAGCAGAAGAATGGTTAAAGAATGAAGTAGTGGAGTTTATAGGTGGCTTTTAATTTTAATGAGATAGATGCAGGTTCAACACTTATAGTTGATGCTTTGAACTTAGCTTTTAGATGGAAACACGCAGGTAGAACAGACTTTCGACATGATTATGTTACAACAGTAAAATCTTTAGCAACGTCTTATAAATGTGGGAATGTGATTATCACAGCCGACTGGGGTTCGTCTAGCTACAGAAAAGAAATTTTACCCGAGTATAAGCAGAACCGAAAAGATAAATACGAGACACAAACAGAGGCAGAAGCACAGGCTTTCAAAGACTTTTTTGAAGAGTATGAAGAAACCTTAGAGTTACTAGCAGAGAGTTATAAAGTGATTCGTTTTCAAGGTGTAGAGGCAGATGATCTTGCTGCCCACCTAGTAAAACATAAGAACAAGTATAAATTAAATAATATTTGGCTAATATCTAGTGA